CAATGTCGATTCCGTTCATGTTCTTAAGGTCCTGCTCAAGTTCAACTGACCAACGAGCGCCGAGGCGACGTGTACCAGCTTCAACAGCAGTCTTTTCGAACTTAACTTCAACCTGTGGAATGTTTCCTGTGATCTCGAAAGCAGACAGGATGTTAGCAACACCTTTGTCCTGATCAGCGAAAGCCCAATATCCAGCATCTCCGGTAAGGTCAGCAGAGCTGGCACCAGTGAAGCGGGTATCAAGAAGCTGATATCCGAGTTCAGTCTGCGGAAGGCCTTGGGCACCTGAAAGACCTGGGGTCTTAGCAGCTTGTCCACCTGCTCCAGCTTGGGTTTTTCCATCGATTCCAGTACCGAGGTACTCATTCTGGTAAGCATAACGCAAAGCGAATGCAAGACCAACTGGTCCACTCATAGGCTGAACACCAACGATTTCGTTAGTAATAAGCTCTGGGAATGTACGACGAATCATTGGGATAAGCACCTTAGGAAGGCGAGCATCGTTCGGGGCATATGTATCGGCTGAGGAAGATCCTCCAGCTACGTTAGGGTTGAATTGTACTCCACCCTGAGCAGCTCCACCGAGAGATCCACCACCGGTGGAATTACTCTCTTCGATACACCATTTCTCTTGGTTCTCCAAGAGTACCGCGGTATTAAGGCGGGTATGATCATCTTCAATAGCTTTAACGCTATCAGATGTATAGTCAAGGACTGGTGCCCACTTCTCCAAAAGAGTAGCAGCACGGTCCTGATCAATAAATGATTGTGGTTTGTTCATAATAATATATTTTTGTTTTGTTTCGACCTTTCATGGGACTAAATCCCAAGTTACTCAGACACTATTCATGTCTCATTGTTCAGGGTGAAAAATTATTTCATCTTATCCAGACCCGCAAGATACGGATTCTCTGGTGGTGATGGGATTACTTTCTCCTCAACGACTATTTTAGGAGCATCAGCCTTCACAGTGCGTTGGCTAATAGCTTCTTCGCGAATAACTGCCATTTGCTCTTTTTCTTTCTTGTCAAAGAGACGTGCTGTGTATTCGAAATTCTCTGTGATAAACTTAGCTGACTTATCACTCAAAACTTTCTTAAGATAAGCAGATTTTTTATCATTAAAGCCTGAAAGCTTCTGCTCAAGAACTAGTCTTGATGCAGCATCTTCATATGCTTCTTTAAGATGTTTATTTTCAAGCTTGATAACATCAAATTCTTTATGTAGTTCAGAAATTTGATCTTTACCATCAACAATAGCTTCTTTAACTGACTCATTCATAAGTGATGAATCAACAGCAAGTACATTGCGTAAATTATTCAAAACACTCAAAGCAGTCTTATTAGTTGTTGCTTCTTCAATTGCTTGTACTGGAACTGCTTCGTCAATATACTCTTCAATATAATCTGAAATAGATTCTACTAGTACATTCTTAAATTCTGAAGCATCTTCATTAAGCTCACGCTCATACTTCTTAACAACAGCGACTAGCTTCTTTGCGTTATTCTCATCTACCGACTCAACAACTTGTTCCATCTTTGCAGCATGGTCACTGTCGATTCGTGCAACAAGTTCCTCAAGCTTTTCAGCATAGAGTTCATCTTGGCTAGTAAGTGCAGCCTCAACAGAAAGATCTACTTTCTCTTTGAGTGCCGTTTCGATGCTGCTTACACTGTCTTCAGTGAGCACATCCTTAAGTTCTTCTGGTAATAGATCTTTGTTCATAATTAAAAGAGTGGTTTTTCTGCTGCTTGTTTTATTCTTGCTTGAAGCTTATCGTTAACAGCTGATTGTAAATATTTATTCGCGACAGCATAGTTTTTATCGGAAATTGCATCGATAAACTTGCTTATCTTTAGTTTAGTAGCGTCTTTTTGGGCCATTTTGTATATTTAGTTAAGATTATTTTAAAATCAAATTTTATTAATAAAATTCATAATTCTCTCAAGTAGATATTTTTCTACTTCTTTCTTAGGAAGCTTACCAACTGCCTTTTCAAAGTTGTCGTAAATCTCTTCATACTTACCATCTTCTGCTAGTACCCATTGCTTAGATTCAAGGATACCATTAACAAAGGCTTTTGGGTATGAAGGATCAGCTACTGCATCAATTGCAACCAGCTTCATGTTACGTACCGTGCTATGATCACCAGACTCTTCTAATGTACCAAGAGCGCGTGAGCTCATACCTACTTTAACACCATCATTGACTAATGCACGAATAATTTGACCGCATGGTGTAGTAAGTACTTTAGATTTACCGTAAAATACATTTCCATCTTGGGTCATTTCAGTTACCATATGACAAGCACGCTCTAGATCAACATCAGCTGATGATGGGTGATTAAGTTCACCCATTGCACGTCCTGGTTTTACCATATTCTCGTTATAATTAGCTACTTCTCGCTCTAGCTCATGTAGAGGGTAGCTTCTATTATTACGATTAACTCCCTCAGCCATCATATAAGGTCCCTTAATGAAAAGGTTGGATGGGGAATCTTTATTAGTCTCCTCCTCAATGACCTCGAATTGGTCATGAAGGTCTGGATTCTCACATACAAGATTAAGTTTAAGTGACATATACTATTATTTATGCCTACAGATCAAGAAAGCTCTTTTTCTGTTAATATTAACCATTTATAACCTCTACCCTCACAATATTTTCTTGCAGCCTTCCATTTTGCTTGATTCCTAACAAATTGAACTTGCTCATATATAATATGTTTTTTCTGTTTATACTTAGTAGTTGGTTTTAAAGTTTGTTTATAAGGTTTTATTTCTACAAGATATTTAGTAATAGCATTACCTTCTTTAATAACAACATAGTTATCTACATGATATCTATGATTACGTTTAGTTAAAGGGTTGTAATATGGTATAATAACATTCTCACTACCCCACCTAACTACCTTTGGATTGTTATCACAGAAGCGAAAAAATTTTAATTCTAATCCAGAACGATAAACAGCTCGTTCACCGATAAATTTATCGATGTTTTTTGGTACAAATATACCTTGCCGATAACGTGGATTTTTTTTCATTACCCAACAATAAAGAGGGCTGGGTCACTATCTCCAAGACCTGGTGAAGCTCCTTCGAGTAGTTTGGTTTCTAGTTCTGCTTTCTTTTGCATACCTTCTTGCAATAAATCGTAGTTGAGAGCACCTCCACCTAGAAGATTTACACTTCCAAATTTACCACGTACACGTCCTACAGTAATCATTGTTAATGCAAGTGCGTACTCATAAACCCATTGCTCTTTAATAACATCTCTAATTGGACGTTCAACATAACAAGAAATAACACCATAAAAACGCTCATTACGAGGTTGAGGATACATCTTTAAGTACTGTGTACGTGGATCAAATTGTAGGTCTTTTCTTAAAGCGAGAACTTTTTCACGAGTATCAATCCACTCCTTCATTGTATACCATGATACAAGATCGAATCCATAGTTACCCATTGCATAGGAAAAATATGTTTGTTGAGCTAATGTCTGCTCTAACGTAAATAATGTATTAATACCTGTGTTAGAACCTTCTTCAAAGTCAGTAACATCCACTACCTTACGATAGTCCATAACGTCATAATCATAAACGTTTTGATATTGTGTTATATCTGAAGCGGAGCCTTCTTGTGTTAGTGTTCTCCTAATATTAGGTTTAAATGCTGATAAATTATCTAATGAGTTATCAATTGCAGTAATATTTGCAACTAGGGAATGATCAAACAACTCACCTGGTTCAATACCTGTGTTAAATGTTGCGCTCAATGCACTTTGTGAGGCAAATACAGATGATAGTATATCTGTTTGAGCTACATAAATAATATCCGGAGTTTCACCGTAAAATTCTGTACTAGGTCCTAAAGGATTAGTACCTGCTACCTGTTTTGCAGCTGTATCCATATCTGAATTAGCAAGTGTATAGAGCATATCAAGACGAATACCTTTGTTAGTTTCGTATAGATCTGAATCAAATATCATATACTCTCGAGTAAATCCTGCATATTTAGTGAAGTATTCTACTGCAATCTGAATATTTTCATTCATCTGATCTGAATGAACTTCAACTGATACGAGAGGATATCCTAATGCTCTTTTAACTCTATCACCTAGTCTATCATACGTATCAATCTTATTATTAAGATTTGTTGATAAGAATGCCGATAAAGGTGAAATAACACATGCGGAAGCCATGTAATTATTTATGCCAATGACTAAATAATTGTATGGCTAATAATGCAGAATCTAAGAATGGGTATGTAAATTTTAATCTTTGCAGGTCTTTTAATCAACGTATAGAAACCTCGTTAACTATGTTAACTGGAGCTGCAGTTCCTGGGTTTACTGGAGCTACTTCAACAAGTAGTTCTGTCTTAACTGGTGGTCATCCTTGCTCAGAAATAACTATTTATAACCGTACTAGTGGTAATGTTACAGTTTATGATAATGAATATGCAGATACTTTAAATGGTTTCTTACTTGCAACTGGTGAGTCATTTACCTTTAGAGGTCTAACTAACGTAGCACAAGTTTCTGCAATTGCTGCATCTGCTGGTAATATTCACTATAGAGCACAATACTTTAGCTTTAACCCATCAAGGTAAAGTTTAGATATCATCAGCTGCATCAGCACCTGCTGTATCTGTCTCAACATCTGCACTAGTATCTGCTGCTGCAGCGTCACCTTCACCTGCAGGGCCGCCACCGAACTCTGGTATACCACCATCACCACTGACACCACCACCTTCACCACCGACTGCAGCTTCTGCACCTCCGACTGCTGCAGCCATTTGCTCTTT